TAACTGAATTAAACTTACCGATGCTTCCAAACACATCACCAATCATTTTACCAGCTTTGGCAACTCCACCTAATGCTTTGATAGCAAGACCAGCCGAGCCAGCATACATACCGATTTTAGCTATAAACTTAGCCGCATTATCATCCAATATAGGGAATAAAGCCTTCAGACCTTCTGCAAATACATTTGTTATAGAACCTAACAAATTCTTAACAGCTTCAATTAACGGTTTTGCATTCTTGGTTATAGCATTTGCTAATTCGTTCATTAAGATGATTAGAATCTTAACCAATGCGTCAATAATAGTACTTGCATACTTAGCAACAGTTCCTATCATTTTGACGATTTGCTTAACAACCTTCTCAATGACTTCTGGTTCAACCGTATCTAGAGCGGCAAGTACTGCTAATACAAGAGCGCCGACAGTAAGTACAATCTTACTCTTCTGAGCTACGATAGCAATTAAGATACCAGTAAGTATTGTTTCAACTGCTTTAGCAATACCTGGCCCATTCTCAGTGATTGTTCTACAGAAGATAGGTAAGTACTCTGTGAACTCCTTGAATCCATTCATGATCAAGCCGATACCGATTGATATCATACCAACAGCTAGTGCGAATCGAATTGCGCTCTTGAAGAACGTACTTGTTCCTCCAGAAGAAGACTTAGCAAACTTCTCAAATGCCGCGGCAGCTAATATTAATCCAGCAAGATTAACCATCAGATTTCCAATAGTCTGGAACATCTGTGTGAACAACTCGAGAGACTTATATGGGAAGTTTCTAACGCTTCTCATTAACAGTGTTATAGCAACGGTAATACCAATAATAATAGCAGCGCCCTTACCATTCGAGTTCTTACCAATAAGCATAACTGCACCAGTGAATGTCAATAGACCAGCTGCAATAATACCTAGTAACTCTAATGCTGGAATATATTCCTTAAGGTCTAGGTTCTTCATGCTTAGAATAAATGCCGTTATACCCATTAATGATGCAGCAACAGCAATAACGATTCCAACGATTCCGGCCATCTTAGCAAAGTGCTTAAGTGCTCCAGCGACTCCTTCTGCAAATGCTCCAAACGCCTCTGAGAACTTAACATACTCAGTTGGCTTCTGGTTATTCTTAAGAATAAGAGCCAACGTAGCGCCAAGAATAGCAATAATAGTAGTGATAGTAGCTAGCTTGTCTTCTGGTAACTGTGCAAGAACCATAATCGATACTACCAATATACCAATTGACTGTGCGAAACGTAAAAGAGCAATGGACATGTAATCTAGTTTCTTAGCATCAAGAACACCCTTCAATGCTCCTAACGACTGGCCTAGATTCTTAATTACTTCTCCAATGTTCCATTCTTTTGTCATGCTATCAATCTTCTTCTTAACAGCTACTAAGAACCAAATGAATCCTCCAGTACCGCCAATTGATAGTATGTCTTTCATACTTGTATTGCCCAATCCGTCTACGAATTGGTGAATGAATTGGCCACCGAGTGTCTTTGCTTTCTCTAAGAAGCTCTTACCGTCAAGTATCTTAAAATCGAAACTAATGCCATTCTTATCAGGGCTCTTAAGCCAGTTTATAAAGCCGTCCCAAACAGTTCTGATACTGCTGGTGTATTGTTTCAATACATCGTACACACCCCAGTTCTTAAAGCTTTCATCGGTTTTCTCAATGAATTCTATGATAGCTTGCTTTCCGGATTCGAAATGCTCACGTATCCATTTCATTGCTTTGCCAGCGCTTTCAACCATCTCATCCATAGTTGGTAAACGCCAATTCTTACGAACATTCTCTAAGAACTTAGATACGGCAGTGTAGCTTTCACCGAATGTGTTCTTCATCACTTCTTTGAACTTGTTACCCTGAGACTTCCAATACTCTACAAACTTCTTAAATTCATCAAGCTCCTTAACACGACCAATAAACTCTTGAAATCTAGATCCAATTTGCTTGATCCCTTCTCGTAAAGAATTAAATGCAAATCTGGCAATTTCTACAGCCTTACCAAAATAAGTGAACAATGTAACTGACTTTTCAGTTTCTTTATTTAAATCTTTCTCAGCTTCGCTAACTTTATATAAGCTGTTAACCCATTCAAGGAAGTCGTTAATGACATTCTTTACAAACAATACAAACTCGCCGAATATCTTAACGAGCATTATTAAGAAATCTACTCCTATTTTGACGCCTTTGAAGAATAATTTAAAAATGTGATATAGTCCACCAAGAGCATCTTGGCTTAGATTTAAACTTGCGGTGAAGTGCTTGAACGCTTCAGTTGCCCTCCACAAGGCATTGGCTAAATCCCATACCTGAGTCTCCGATTCGCCAAATAAGAACACGTCATTAAATGCTTTCTTAACAGAATCTAAGATATCAATAAACGTCTTAAAGAAGTTGTAGATACCTTCCATAAGACGCTTACCACCACTCCAAGCATCAACGACTTCTTGGTTTAATGGCTGCCATCCAGTGTTCCATATCATTAATACTTGATTACGTAATGCACCACCTTCAGCAAATACGTGATACATGATTTCAGACATTTCAGTCCACAGCTCTTTGGCTCTTTCATAGTCACCAAATATCCATTCAAATGTCTTCATCCAAGATGTTGATACCGCATCGGCAGTCGCATCAATCGCATCTGTGAACGTCTTTGCTTCCTGACCTGCTTTAAATGCTTTAATTGATAAGTGGTCGATATTTCCATTGTATGCAACGTACCACTGTTTCTCTTGCTCGGTTAATTCGTCATAACCAACGCCGGATCTAATCTTCTCATGCACTTCATCAATCTTATTAAGTGTTTCGGTTGTTGTCGTACCATACTTGTTACTTAAATCTTCAACTTGCTTATAGAACCAGTTATATTCTGCTAACGCTGAGTTCAATACATCATTGGTTAACCAGCGATCCTTTAAAGTATCTGTAAACGTTTTAGTTGTTACTTCTTGATCGCCATTCCAACCAAGCCCGAATGTATCGCTTGCACCAAGAGTACCTTTTGCTTTACCCCACTCAATAAGTAATTCTTTCATTTCCTTGGTGGCCATGTTTGCATTTTCGATTGATTTCCAGTCAACACGTTGCATATAACCTACACCCATTGACTGAGAAATATTATACATCGCTCTAGATGCTTCTTCTTTACCAGCACCTGCGGCAGCAGCCCAGTTAGCGATACCTTCCATCGAGTTTACGGATGATTCTAGATCAATTCCGACAGACATAAACTTACCAATGTTGCCGACCATATCTACGAAGTTATATGAGGTTTCATCAGTATATGTATTTAATCGTTCCAACTCTTGGTTAACTTTTGCAATACCAAGTGATGGGTCAGCAGACATAATAGCCTGAACCGCTTTGGTCTTATCTTCGTATTTCTTCCAACCAGCAGTTAACTGATCGACGGATAGAGACTTAGCCATTTGAACACCGGCATCAACAGCTTTATTAGTTAAGTTAATCAATGCTGTACGACCGATTAATTCAAGCGTTGACATCTGGTCTGTAACTTTACTGATGGCCTGTTCCATACCGGACATACTACTATCAAATCCACCAGCTGCTTGATCAAGTTTCTCAAAGCCCTTTTCAACACCTTTGAACGATAATAGTCTCTTTAATTTCTCTAATGTACTCATTGTTGTAGCGACATTAGATTCGAAGTTCTTATTATCAAACTCCATTTTGACGATTTTTGTATCTACGTCTTGACTTCTTTTATTCTTAGCCATTATCTAATCACCTGCTTCCAAACATGCTCCACCATATCGGATATTACTTTATCCAATGCTGGATTGATATAGTCAGTTCCTTCGACATACGTTCCGCCTCTAGTACCATGCCCATACTGCAATAAGATCGTAATTGGAATACCCTGATTCTCGCTACTATTAGTCCAACTAATCCTAACCGAATCGTCAGTATAATCTATAGTGTAATCCCATGATGCGGCTGTATTACCAGTATCTTTAGGTGTAGCAGACTTCAATGCATTTACACCATCTTCAGCATACTTTGTAATCTTGTCATAGAACTTTTTCGTCTTAGCTTTCTCTAAGAATCGCTCTATGTTTCTACTACGTCCATCATAATGCAATTTTATTCCCATTACTTCAATCCTCTTCTAGCTCTACTGATTCGTCTATTTTCTTCTAATATATCAGTAGTAGACATCTTGTTATTTGAGTTCTTAACAGAACAAATTGCTATTAGCATCATTAGTCTGTTTATATGCCACTTCTGGCATTCAAATGGAATACCGTGAGTGATCATCCAATAGTAAATCAATTCAGCAGTTACTAATTCTCTAGATGGACTCTGAGGTTTTCTTCGTTTGATTGTTGATGCTGTATACTTTTTATTCATATAATCGATTATTTTATTTAGATTAGGTTTAGATAAGTATACATATACATTTGGATCTATATTCTTTTCCAAAGTCATGCATCTTATATAATCATAGAACTCTATTTTACTTAGTGTTTTATTCTCTAAAGCATACAGGAATGACTTTTCCCACTTGGCTTCCCATTTTCCTATTGAGACAAGAGAGTGTTCGATTGTGAATTTTGATTCTGGTATCTGAATAAATACGTTATTCACTGAATCCCATGCTTCAATGGCTTGTGTTTTTATTTCTAATGGCATAAAACGCTCTCCTCTCTTAATAAAAAAATAAGGGGCAGTTTGATATCCGCCCCTATCAATATTTAGTTTTTAGTTTGGTAATTCTTTTGCATTATCCGTATTTGGTTCGGAATCTTCAGCAGTAACTGGTAAGATAGCTTCGAAGAATTGACTTGCAAATTGGTCATTAGTAGCTAGTTCCATATATAAGTCGGAATAAGCATTTGTTGAAAAGTAGTCTTCACGAACTTTGTCATTCTTGATGAAGTTTCTTCCATCTTCAGATTTAACACCATAAGCCATACGGATTAAATCTTTAAATAAGCTAACCAGTTTAGCCTGGTCTTTGGCTTCAAGAATCTTATTAACCATATCTTTAATGCCGCCTGTTGTAGATAATTCCATATCTGCAATTTCAGCTTTAGATAGGTTGAAATAGAAGTCTTCAGTTCTTTCTACTCCATTAAAATCAACATATGTTCTATGATCTCTATACATGTTTTATAATCTCCTTTCGATCATTTTAAAACTTAAGCAGCTTTAATCATTGTAACTAATTCGTTAATTGATGGAATCTTAGCTTCAGTTGTTTGTGTGCCATATAAAGCATCAACAATCTTCTTAAGCTTAGTTGGATCAACTTTAGTAGAATCAATTGTTACATATGATGTTGGCTTAGCGTTCTCTACAGCAACAGGTGTTGTCTGGAATTCCCAAGATAGTTCCAATGGTGCTGGTGATTCATTTACTGTTGTATAATCACGAGCAGATGGAGATGCTGTACAGTTGTAAGCGATATGAATTTCATAACCATATTCATCTAACTTATTATCGTTACCCTTAATTGTCTGCCAAGAGAAATCAAAAGGTAAACGAGTTTGCTGGTGAATACGTAGACCCTTCTGAAGTTCTACAGAACCATCACAAGCTTCAAATTCGTCTGGTCGGTCATAGGCTTTAATTGTACCCCCGAATGTTTCAACACCACGTAGTCCTAAATACTTATTGTTATTAGCATAGAACTTATTCTCATCAGCGCCTGCTGGTGTAGCAGTAACGCCAATTAAACCATTCCAAGCAACAGCCTTTGTAGCGCCACTTACTTGAAGAACACCATGGCTTGTACCAGTAGTATAGATGTGCTTGTCAGCTTCATCCCACATTAATTTAGTCATTATTTGCTTTCCTCCGTTTAATAATATAGCAATAAATGTGCTTGATTTAATCCATCATAGGTATTGAAGTTTTCAATAGAACACTTATTCTTAAAATGCTCTAATACCTCAGCTTCTAATTCTAAGTCAGGATCTTGATATATACATGTTATCTGGTATGCCTTAAATGCTAGGTATCTACCATCATTAGCATACTCATCGAGATCTCTACGTCTCTTATAGATTATACATGGATACTTTATATTAGACCCATTAGGCGGAGAATAGTAAACTCGCTTACTATCACCTAGTATGGATACTAATTCGTTATGCAAAGCAAGACGTCTAGTTAGATTTTTCATCATGCCAAACTCCTCCTATTGTTATTTCAACTCTTGGCGGAATTGATTTAGCTGATTCAACCTTCCATTTTGACCCGCCCCACTCGACATAAGCAATTGAAGAAAGGTGCTTCTTGATATACGAGTCGGACACTACACTGAACTTATTGCGGACTTCAATGTTGTCGTTCACATAGCTAGACGGGCGACGGTATGTCGTATCCAATAGAACGTCCATATAGTAGGTTCGCTCTTCTGGCTCCGGTAAGTATACACCAGGCCTTACTTCGCTAGTTACAACAAATCCTATAATCCCTCTATGTTTCATAAAGCACCTCTCTAGTAAACTAATTAGGACTGTTCAACGCCCTTGTTTACGATTTCGCCAGTCTTCTTACTGATGTCATAAGAACCTGGAACTGCTGTGTAAGGTTGGTCAGCCTTGTTAGCTAATACGATTGCACCATATGGAACAGTCATAGCACCAGAGCAACGACCTTCTAATAGGTACTGCATCTGGTTGTAGTTCAAGTCGAAGTCGTCGAACATGTTCAATGAACCACCCTTATCAGAACCGATGTTATAGCCCTGGCCACCAAGTGTTACAGAAGTAACCTTTCCGCAAACTTCATCTGGTACAGGAACAATCTTGCTAACCTGCAACTTGATAGCTAACTTATCAACATTCTCATATAGGTCACGACCCATTGTATCTGTTAATAGTAATAGTTCTGTTAACATAGACTGACGGATGAACATCTTGATTTCACCTTGTCCACGATAGTTAGCCATAGCCTTAACGTGAGCAACGATGAATGCCTTAGCAGCAGCTTCACCAGTACCTTCAAAGTTGTACTTGAGTGAGAATAAGTCAGCGTCCTTAGCTACTGGACGAATCTTAGTTTCATCAATCTTTTCAGCAGCTAAATCTTCACGACCATCACCGAATAAGCCGGCACGAGCAATTTCTTCATTAATCATTAATTGCATTTCGCCCTTTAACCACATAACTACATCGAAGTCTGTGATATCAAGAACGTCGTCACGGTCTAACTGTTGTTTCTTATAGATAGTAAATGGAGTAGTTGTTCTCTTAAGTAACTGGAATACTTCGTTTACTTTCTTGTTGCCCTTTACGAAACCTCTAGCACGTGCTTCATCTGCTGTAATGTTAGCAAATGTAGACTTAATACGTGAGAATGGTGTTTTGTGAACAAAGTTTAAGAACTCTGTAACCCAATTCTGTTGGCGAGCAATAAAGTCTGGTGTAGAGCTAATGTTCTTAGCATCTGGGAATAATACACCGATATTCTCCATACCATACTGAGCAGCATGAGCTAAGAATGATTCCTTTAAGGATCCGCCATACTTGTTAACGTCCTTGAAAGCATCATGCATTAGTGTTTCAAATTCTTCCTTTGATACGGAAGCTTCATTTGTACCTTTGTTTTCGAATACATTGTATTGCATATCATCTTCTCCTAATCCGGAATGTTCAACATCTTCCTCTTCGTCTTCTTCATCGTCATCGAGTTCACCGTTCTTAGTATCTTCAATAGCTTTTCCGATTAGAACTTCCATGACTTTGCGTTGCTTTTCGTTGAATGTCTTTAAGACATCACCGACTGTTTCTTCTGAATCTTCAGGCTCTTTAGCTTCTTTCTTAGCTTCTTCAGCCTTAGATTCTTTCTTTTCTGTGTCCTTCATCTTATCTCCTTCTTCCTCAACATCCTCGTCTTTAGACGCATGTTGTAGAGTTAATTCTACATTGTCTTCTCCGACCTCATAAATAAATTCGTCTTCAACGATTGATACTGAATCTCCATGTGCGATAGCTACATCAGTAATTACAGCGCCAGGGTTTGCTCCAGATAAGACCAGACTAACCTCTCTAATTACTCCATGTAATACATTACCGCCTTGCTGCTTAAGACCGTTTGCATAAATCGAAAGTGATTTAATATCTTGGTTCTTAAGTAATTCTTTAGCACGCTTTCCCATAGGGGATTCGTTTAGATACCCATATGTGAATACGCCTTCTGGACGATTTTCTAGAACGGCATGACCAAGAACAAGATCAGGGCTTGAATGATCATGCTGCCATACTAGTGGTACTTCAGCGCCATCTTGAGCACTGAACGCATTTGCTTTAATCGTTCTACCATCAGAACAAGGTAGATCGTTTTTAGTCGCCCAACCACAGAAATCATACTTCTTATTTTTTGGCATTTACTTTCTCCTTTCCTGATGAATCCAAAAAACATCAAAACTATAAATGTGTTTAACTTGACTGCGTTTTTAGTCTTAGCCAATTACTAAATACTATCCCATTTTGACGTTAAACAGAATCAATAGGAACACTAAGTGTATCGGATGGAGTTTCAGCCTCGTTTGGCATCTCAGGATAAGCGCCTTCTGGAGGGGCTCCATCCAATGATGGTTGAGCTGATCGTGCTTGATTAATGTTTCTATTTCTTAACTCATTAGCAGCTGGATCATCCGATGGTTTATAGCCAACAATACCACGCAATTCATTAGGTGATAGAATCTCATTACGAGTAAATTTATCTGCAATATCTGCAATCTTTGACACGGGAGTCAGCTCGAATGGATTTCTATAATACACTATATCTTGGTTTTGTGTACGGGCTGTTTGGCTAATAAACTTTCTACTAAACTCATCTCGTATTGCTTTTGCAACCGGGCCGATAGTTCTCGAATAGTAGTTTATCATCGTCTGCTCATCAGCAGTACCATCCATAATTTCTTGTGTTATTCCTAACTGAGAGTATAACATTTCTTTCAATTCTTTAATGTTATCTCTAATACCATTGTCAATAGCTCGATTTAATTGGGTTATCTTTTCGTTAACTCCAATATATGCTATACCATATGGGTTTGACTGCATTTGAGCGGTTAAGTCGTTTACTCTTGCTTTTGCTTCTGCTGTCTTAAGCCCTGATGATACTGCATATGGTAGTTGAACAATCAAGTTCATCTTATCAGAAGCTATACGTTCATCAAAGACATCACCCAAACTAAGTTTCGCCATTAATCGTTTTGCAACGGACCCATTAGCATTCATTATGCGATAATAAGGATTTTGTATAATCGCAATTTTCTTTTTATCAAATCGCATTTGTTGAAACATCCCAGTATAAGGGTTATATATTTCAACGTCAACCTGAGTTGGATACCAATTAATAATTTTACCGGTTCGTAATTCAATAGGCATCCACGCATCAGTATCTTTTGGATTGATAGTTGCCAATGTTGGAACGATTGCAATAGCCCCTTCATCAAATAAAGAGACCACGCTATCTTTTATCAAATCTCTACCAGTTTGGTCTAGATTAGCAGATAGCGATAAACATGTATCTAACTTTGATTTGATAATCTTCTTAAATGCGCCATTTTCATCAATTTCAGCATGATGATAACTAAGCATAGATACGTCTGTTGCAATACGATCATAAACTGCCGTAACGACAGATCTTTCGTTTCCACCTCGAACATATCTTATATCGGGACGGTATGATGAAATAATCCCTCCGCTACTACTTGTGTAGGGTGTGGGATCTTTGTTCATAAAGGCATCCCAGGCATGTGCTAGCCTAGTGCCAAATTTCTCTTTAGCCATGTAATGCCTCCTAAACTATCTATTCATTTCTGCGTTATATTTGCTTAGGAATAAAGCCCCAGCAGAACCAGACTGAGCATCATACTTAGTCAGCTTTTGATTGTATGCAATCTTAAGTGCTTTTCTAGCCCACTTACCAGCCTTTTGACGACGCTTAGTAGCTTTATAGGTTAACTTAGCAGCTTTACCTTCAAACTTCATAGCCTTTTCAAATTTACCACGAGCTTTGAGTTTAGCCGCTTTATAATTTAACTTAGCCGCTTTAACATCATATTTATTTCCTTTTCCCAAAAGCTTATTGTATTTATCATAAGCCTTTGTAAGGGTTCTTTCGCGATTACGTTTGATACCCCATTTCATACCAAGAACACCAAAGTGATACAGTTCTTGAGTGTCATCAATATTTTCCATTTTTGTAGTCCTCCGGATTATATCTATCTCTAGCAATACGATTATCACTATAGTCTCGTCTAGATGCATATCCTATTGAGAATAGATTCAATGACATAGCCTCATTGCCGACTAACCATGATCTAATTCTGCTAAACTTCTTACCTCTAGACTCGTTATATTTAAGTGAACCGTATGAACCCATCAAAGCAGATTTAAGAATAGACTTTCCTAGGTTCTCTTTCATAACTTTTGATAAAGTAGATTTTTGAACTTTTGGGTACAATCTTTGTGCTGCTTTAATTCTAGCATCGGCTTTAGCGCGTTTAATCAATTTATGACGATTCATAAATGACTTAACATCTGTTACTTTATTTTTCGTTTTGATTTCCTTTATACGATTTTTAGCGCCATGCCTATAATCCCTAGACAGTTTGACACCCCATCGCATACCAAGAACACCAAAGTGGTATAGCTCATCATTATTCATAATCATAACTCCTATTCGAACAAATCTCGATTTTGTTTGAACGCAACATACGCATCCAATAGTGCAGCGACATTATCAATCTTATCTTCACGACGTTTCTTAGATAGCTTTCGATTACCATTACTATCTTCAAATGTAATACAGTTACCCATAGTGAACTGCATTATGGATTGGTCGAACAGCAAGGATCGACGTTCAGCAAGTGTCTTCAATTCACCCAATGGTACCGATTCTGTCTTAGCACCCTGTGGTACTTTAACTACACCATACGGACTGACATCCATTGCCCACTTCTCAACAAACTCTTTCGCATTATATGGGTCATATCCAAATGCTCTAACATCATATTCGCAAGATGTTATATGCTGGATTAGATCATCATAGACTCTATTAAGGTCTAAGATAGAGCCTGGTAACACTATCAGAGTACCTTCATTAATGAATTCTTCATACTTAACTCTCGAAGCTCCTGGTAGTTTGCTTAAAGTGTATTCTGTTATGTAGCTTCTACACTTGATTCCAAACTCTTCAGCTCTTAATGGGAATAAGAATGTGAACGCACAGAAGTCATCTCCTTGTGATAGGTCAGCACCCATAGCGCAAGGCATTTGCCAGAACTCTTTGTGTCTATGTGGCTTCGTTTCTTCATATGTAAAGAAGTAAGTGAATCCTTCCATAGGAAGACCAAATCGTTTAGCAAGAATGTCGTTTCGTAAAGCAGGATTGTGCTCGGCTTTTTCGACAGCTTGCTGATAAACCTCATATGGAACAGTTAGCCCTAGATTAGGATTGCACTTCAACCACATTGATGGGTCGGCAACTTCTTTGATGTCATCTAGTTTGTACCAAAAGATGGATGTGAATGGGTCATAGACCTCTCCACGAAGTATCTTTAGTAACTCCATTTTGATTGAATCTCCAGGACCATTACGAACAGTACCTTCAGAACTAATGCATACAACAATGTAGTCATCATACTTAGAACCACCTTGTTCAATAGCTTCAATCGGGTTCTCTCTAATGTCACCAGACAACCATTCATCGACTGTGGCACTCTTCAAACGAAGACCTTGCAACTTATCAATACGCATAGGTCGTATCTCAATCTTACCACCCGTTAGTCGGTTCTCGATTCCATCTTTAACCTTGACCAGCTTCGGTTGATTCTCTTTGTTTCCAGTAGTGTTATTCACGGAACCGTTTGTAAGGAACTTCAGAACAGGTCCTGGCTTTTTTATCATCGAGAGTGTCAAAGTAGCCATTACTTCATCTGCCTGTCTCAATGTAGGTGCGACGCATATCTGCCCAATAGAAACCGGGTCACAAACCAATTCGTATGCTTGTATTGTTCCAGCATACACCGATTTTGATGCACCACGAGACACTATGATGTACTGCATATGGGTGAGTCGTTTCTTTATACGTTTGGTTTCATAGTGGGTTCCTCGTCCGTCTTCATTTGGGACAGGGACTGATCTCTCTATAAAGTAGTACCATCCATATAAGTCTTCGGCCCATAATTTAAATGATGGTAGAACATCAATCTTACCGCCATCAGTTAGAACCAATTCATTTTCGACAAATCTTATATAGCCGTCAACAGCTGATTTGTCATAGTATATGTTAGGGTCAGCTATCTTAGCATCTATACGATTCATTTGCATTTCGATCATTTCATTAACGGGTATTTCACCATTAATTACTGCATCACGAAACTGCTTATAATAGTAAGGATATTCAGTATTACTTAGCATTCTTATCTAAGAGAGTGGATAGCTTAATAGCTGCTTCTAAGAACTTGGTTCCGGTTTCAACATAATTGGTTGCTGTTGAAATGTAACGTAACGGTTCTGTAGAATGACCGTCAATGTATCCCTTTAACATACTATCTTGTTTAAATCTGTTTAGTGCATCATCGATTTCAACCTTAGAAAACTCATACTGATGCTTTCGTAGCAGCTCTGGGTTTCTAAGAATCTTTTCACGCTCAAGCTTCTTAGCTTTGGCCTTCTCTCGACCTTCTTGTAACTTACGAAGCATTTTGCGTTTCTTAATCCACGTAATGACTCCCCACTTCATACCTTTGACACCACTATGGTAAATAACTTCACATGTATTCTCCATGCTCCACCTCCATAATAATACTTGCTTCGAGCTCTCCTAGAACTCGTCTGTTTGCGTCTGCAACTGTTGATATAGTTGCTGGATCGAACATCTCCTTAACCTTAAGGATCATGAATGACTTGATAGACGATAGATTGTACTCATCCCCAACATAGTCATGCCATGTTTCTTGGTTACCTTCAATGTGGTATCCTCTACGTTTTACACCCAATCTGTATAATATCTGGAACACTGTATTGGCGCAAGTAATTATTCTTGAATCAAAACTAGTGTCAGATGGGTCAATGTCAATTCCTTCTTTAATAGTATCTAATATACTATCCGACATACTACCTGCCATATACTAAATCCTCCATGGTATTGTATCATTCTCATATCTTTCTAATGGTTGGTCTTGGATTAGCATACTACCATCACCGTAATGGATTTGGTCGTGTGTTAACTTAGAACAGCATATTAGATTATTTGGATCAAACAGTTTTGGACTTCGATTCAACAGATCTTCTTTCGTTATCGGGTTTATGTGATGAACCATAATTGGTCCAACGATCGGACGATCCCTCATTCCCAGATCACACCCGTTATCTCTGACTATTACAAAGTCTCTCACTCTTAACCAGTCAGATGATTTATAAAAGATTTGATTTAAGTATCTATTGCATCCAAACGTTTCTTCACCAACTCGTTTATCATTTAGCTTGAGATACTCGAAGCGGCCCATAAAGCTGTCGATCGATTGGAGCTCCGAATAGCTTTTAGTAATCATTCTCAAGTTCCTCACCCTTACTAGGTCTATAAGATCCCATAGCATCGATTGCCTTAGTGTATAACTCTGCAATGTCTTTCTGGGATTTGATAGCTTCGGCTTTTGCCTTGAGCATTTCTGTTTGATAAACAAGTTCTTGTCTTTCAAGGTCGGCCATAGATGATCCAAGTTTCAAAAAATGAACTATGACTGATGATTTGGCGGTTCCTTCTCTTAGTTGTTTCTCAGCAAGATCCACCGCTAAGGATACAAGCTGTCTTTCTCTTCCTTCTGGAGTTCTAGCAGGCGGCTGAACTCTGTCGGAGTCATTTCTAATTCTTCTCATCTAGAATTTCACCTCTGTTTCACTCACTTCTTTCTAGGAATATAATAGTTAGTACGACTTTTGAATACTTTATGGATAGATATGGCCGAGTGAAGTGAACTTATGACGTCTAGATTTAGCCTACATCGAAAGGAGATTATATGAACAACATGCATAGAAAGGAGCCTCAGACATACCTATCCATAAAGCATCCAGGAAACCGTTTTCAAAAAGTGCCCCCGGAGAAATATTGACGAGGCCGGCGATGACAGGGTGGGGGTAGTCTGCGAGACCCCCTCCCCTATGCTTTAAAACCACCGGGATATGGGTTAAATATGACCGTACAGTTGTCGTCACAACTTAAAAACAGAGTAAAATCTGGAATAAAAACGATCAAAAACCCAAAATTTTGTCCAAAAAGATCAAAAACTTTACAAAAGTTTGTTTAATCTTCAAAGATTGTTGCTTTGAATCTATTTGAAATCAGATTCTTTAACTTTTCTATATATGCCAAGCACGTTTAGCCTACAAATCTCATCAATTGCATCATCGACTGCTTTGTCTGCAATATCATCTGGCAATTCAGAAGATGTGTTTGCAATTCTTGCTAAGTATTCACATGTAAAATAACCTTTAGACTCATCAAAAGCTTTCCATTCATCGAACTGAGTGAAAGGACTGTATGGGTTATCTACTGTGGATAGCATGTATACTACATTGTCTTCCATAAAATATAACTTTTACTCTCCTTTCACTGCTTCTTGGATGGTACCCACAGGTATACCCAGCTGGGTGGATATCTCAGCCCAGGTATAACCACTGGCCAAATATGACTTAGCTAGCTGTACTTTGTTTGAAGTCATAGCTTTATGTTCTCTTGGCGTTGCAAGAGCTTTAACAGAGTCTAAGGAGGTATTGTCTAATATCTTTCTAAGCTTAGTAGGAGTTATAGCACCAGCTTGAACAGCTGCCCACTCCTTTTCAGATATAACAACGGGTTGCTTCTTAGCTCCAACAATATCCCTTGCCTGAATAAGAGCACGCCCAGACTCCTTCTTCTCTTCCTCTGCTGACATATGAGGATTGTCTGCCTTGCGTTCAGCTAATATAACATTGGCTAGTATCTGTGCCTTGCGCTCTTTAGGCTTGTTCGACTCGGCTAAAGTAAGTTTAGCATTCAAAGAATCAACTTCCTTCTGGTAAATCTTCTTTGCCGACGGTGAATATTCAATGTCTTTTGTGCCGACCAATAGCTTACGGGCCTTATCCGCTAGTGCCTTCATATGGTTGGCATAGTCACGATATAAAAGCTCCATCTTGGTAGGGTTCTTAGATAATAAGGTACTTGCATCATCGGTTTCATACATCTTAGAAGATATGGTTTGCCGTTTCATTGGGTTGCCTTTACTATCCAAGCGGTCTACATATTTTCCAGTAACCGGATCTTTAGTCTTCATCACATCGCCAGTATATAAGAAGACTTTCTTTCCTGTTTCTGGGTCAATTGTGTAACCTCGATTAGATCTTTGGTCAACTCTTTGCTGACCTTTGGCTCTAGAAATAAGAGTTCCAGCACCAGCATTCTTTGCACCTTGGTACTTCTCTTTAAGCTCAGCAATGTTGTTGTCTAACTCAGACTTTCGCCAATCCAAATGGTGCTTTGCCGCATCAATTACAACCATTGAATGCTTAACTGCTCTAGCAATCTCACCAATGTCTGCACCAGACAAAGTCATGTCGGTAATGAGGTTTGAAACTTTACCCATTTGAACTTGCTTTGCTTTTTCAGTCATTCTTGGAGCTGAATCAGGCAGCTTATACAATGCTTTAGGGTCGAAGCCTTCAAGCTCTTTCAATGCTTTTGTACTTACAATCTTGTTTCCTTTTGTTGGAATTACAAGAACTGTATCGCCATCGAAGTCTGCACCAGATAGTCGTTCAGCAACCTTTGAGTTGATTCCAATAGCATCTTTTGCATCGTTTCCAAGAACAGCTTTTGCTTCTTTGTTCTTGTTAGTTACTCTAACTAAAGGAATCTCAAATGTTCCACCATGCGGATAACGAATCAATGCAACTTCTTCACCTTCTTTATAGTTGGTAGAGTAGCACTCATTGTTCTTAAGTGTTCTGAACGGTAAGATAACTTGGTATTGTTGACGAGGTAAAGCAGCTGCCTTCAAATGAACTGCATCTGAGTCACAACCATCAGCATAAGACTCAAGAAGTTTCTTCTTAACAGTCGGATTACTGATTGACATGATTTCATCAAGTTCATCTTCCTTCAATCTCTTAGCAAGATTCAATTGCTTATCAGCAAGCCCTATAGTCTGCTTAGATAAGAACTGTGACGCTAAGTTCTTTGACCACATTCCCCATTCGCCTTCTTCACGAACAATGTTAACAGCAGATATATGGTCTTTACCATCTTTGTCTTTATAGGTTGTCTGTCTGAATGTGGTTCCGAATACACGTTCAGGTGTTTTAACCGGGTCAGTGCCTTCTTTCATTGGCTTTAATACATCCATCTTATCGGTGCCTTGATGTTTATTAGTATTAAATACAACGTCATACCCTTTAGGTATATCATCGCTATATACAGCCATACCTTTTAGATAATGAGTGTCATCAACACCGATTCTAACTTGAGCATATTTGTTATCACCTAATGATAATTCAGGAACACCTCTTCTTAATTCAATAACACCGTCTTTATCAATACCACCTTCTTCAGCGTACTTTATCTTAACACGGTCTGAAGAAATGCTATTAATAGGGCCTTTAACAGCCTTTTCGAAAGTCTGTCCACCATCTTTGGAATATTCACCAACCAGGGCAATCTTATCACGATTAGCCATTAATTCCTTATATGACACATCTCGGTCTGTTAAGACTAAAGTAGTTGTCTTTTGACCAGTTCCTAATTGGGTAACATATAACTGCATGACTTTATAGCCATTATCAGTTAGTTTAACGACAGCTTTTTCAAGCTTGTCTTTAGTGATACCCATTCCCATGGCTCCAGATATACCAATCTCAGTTCCTAAACCAATATCGACATACCGATTCTTCTTAACACTATCTTCAAGCATGTTGGCAGTATTAAGGATGGCTGTCTTTCTAATATACTTGTCTTTGTCAGCCAATGAACGTACACTAGATTCATTCATTCCTAGCTTACGACCGATTGCGACATTTGAATAACCCTTAGCTTTAAGCTTCTCGTATACTGCATAGTCATCTTGTCTCTTCTGAGCATCAGATATTGCAATACGGGCTCTGTATTTCTTAACAGTAATACCTAAACCCTCAGCAATCTGAGTTTCGGTAAGACCTTTCTTACGTTGGTCATCTACATACTTTAAAAATGGGGCTCCGCCTTTTTGGTAAGGCTCTTCACCAGACCCCCACGGGTATCTACCTGAATGACGAGGGGTACCATAATGTTCAATTGTGTCGTTTTCGTCGACAATAATGTCAAAACCAACTAAAAAATCATCTGTGTTTTCCATTATAGCTCTCCTCCTCGTTTGACAGATTCTATAAGTTTATCAAATTCTATGATTTTATTCATGATGTACTTAATCTCATTGGGATCCGGTAAACATTCTTGAATATCATCCAGTTTGTAGATTCTAAGAACAATCTGAATGTCCTTAGGTTCATACTGATACTCCAAACAAAATAACGCAGCATAGATTTTCAATTGGAGTATATTAGTTTCACTAAATCCAGTCTTTAAGTCATGAATCCTTAATAAGTTATCTTTGAAAGATATAGCATCTGCAGTTCCGAAACAATTTTCAGAATAGTATAACACTACCTCAGGGTCCATCTTAAAGCCAATAGCATCATTCACATGCATGTTTAGTGTTTGTTTCGTTTTTGGTAATTTTACTCGCATAGATATTAAAGTAGCAGCAAGTTCATGTAACTTAGTACCTCTCTGCTTATTAAGCAAATTATTATAAGTATTAACTAACTTATCAGGAGAATAGTTAACCCAATGATAATTACTTGCACCTAATACTGCGTGGCTTCCTGCGAGATTGTAATGTGGATTGAATTTCATCCAATACCTCCTCTTTGTTTTCTGGGTATATGAAACGAGATATTGACATATTATTCATCTTATTGACATAAGTATCTTGGTTGGGTTGTTTATTAGCGGTAGAAGATCTTTTACATTCTAAAGACGCCCATCTATCATTAAATAACACCAAAAGGTCAGGAAGACCTTGGATGTATCTAGGATCTGTTTTCATGACGATTGATCCAGGAAGACGTTCATGTAGCTCATTTATAACATCCTTCTGAAAATCAGATTCTTTCTTATAATGTTTAGTCATAACAAATCCTCCAAGAAAAAAATAAGAGTCCTTGTGTTAAAAGGTACTCTCTCTCTATTACACGCCCTGTTTTTCGCGCGCACGTTATTCATCATCAATAAATTTAAACTTATGTCCTTTGTGATGTGTTTGTATGCCAATAGTAACTCTGTATACATTTGCTCTATCGCCACAAATATCGTTTGCAGCATCTGTATATGTTTTATATACCCTACCAGTGTCTTTGTCGATTATAGGTCGATGGGTTACTGGCCGTCCTCTCTTTCTTGTCATCTATTCCTCCAATCTTTATAAATCTAGATTCGTTAAACTTTTTCTTCTTAGATAACGCTCTTAATATTGCCTGGTCAATAGATGACCCACTGATTAAATGATAATAACTCAAGTCGTTAAACTTAGTGTTTAATCGGTCTATTCTTCCAGCCGCTTGTATCATAGTACGGTATGAATAGGATTGACTAAAAAACACCATAGTGTCTGTTTCTATGCAATTCCATGCTTCTGAATGATAGTAGTGAACAAAATACAACCAAGTATCTGTTTTAGGAATATCATCATGTTTATGCCCGTTCAATTCACCGAAAGGAATGCCATTACTAGTAGCATAGTCTCGCAACATATCTAACTCATAATCAAAGTTATAGTATACTACTATCTTAGGATTCAATAAATGAATTCTATTCAACTCAAATATTCTTGACATATCAGAGTTAACTATACGTCTAAGAGTATAGCAATATTCACTTGCATTCTGAATTGGCTCATAATTGTTAAATGGGTTCGTTCTATTAATAACAACTTCTTTATACTGTTGTTTATCATAGTCCACTCTAATTCTCTCATGATGCTGTGTGGTATGTCTTTCGATGTTCATATCAACATATGTCATTCTTCGATATCTCTCCAGAATACCCGTATTAATGTATCTGTCAATCTGAGGGAAGTTTACATGAGGATTAAATATCACATGCTCTCTATTGAATTGGGTTTTGTTCTTAAAGAACCCCCTAGCTATAAATACCGACCGTAAGTCGTTATAGTTGTCTGCCGGTGTAGCGGACAATATTATCCAAGTGTTCTTTTTAGCTATCTTAACAAATGAATCAGCCCATACCCCCATACCACCTTGGTGTGCTTCATCAAATATCACAAACGAATCGTGTATATTAAGATACTTTTGAATATTATTCCAGCTGTCCACCTTTTCAGGAATAACACCAATTAAAGATGCTTCTTTTATCCAGTCTCCAGTATTCCTTTTCTTTGCAGTAGTTATAATATAAAGTTTAAGATTTGAATACTTCTGCTTATAGAAACTTAAAGAGGTCAACGTTTTACCAGAACCAGTTCCTCCAACCAATATACACTCTGGGTGCATACTAGCTAGTGCCTTCTTTTGTTCATCATACAATTCTATCATTTTGCACCTCCTATCAAAAAATAAAAGAGGGTGCTTAAAATAACACCCCCTCTATGCATTCTAGAAACTTTCTTCTAAATCAGCATACTTCTCAGAGAACTCATCTTGTTGGATTGTAATATATCCAGCCTTTAGATATGCCTTAATTCCAGACTTACCATTTACTTCCCAGAATGATGGGTGAATAATTAAGTCAGCATTTGTAATATCAGCATAATCTAGACTAGCCACAGTATCTTCATCCAAACGTGTCTTCTTTCTCTTTGTAATTAATTCAATACGTGGTGGACGTCCTGCTCCAAAATTAACACATACAGGTAGATAATAGTCAGGACCTAATTCTGGGTCATCTGTTTCTCTTTCCTTAAAGCGTTTGATATTCCATCCGTTTGCATTTAAAGCTTCTGCATACTCGTGGTCCTTAATCAACACTGCAAAAGTTCTTTCTCCACCTCTGGAGTTAAATTTAGTAGGAGCTCCTGAGAAATTTCTAAATAACAACTTAGCTCCTTCAATAATAATATCATCAACAATTGGTCTTTCCATTTTCAATTTCCTCCTTTTTTCTAAAATGGTAATTCATCACTTTTAATACTTGGTAGCATTCTCTCATATGGAGGAATATCACAAGTAACAAACTCTTCAAAACTTCCAAACTCTTCGATGGTCTCAACGGCCCCATCGACTAGTTTTCTATAGTAATCTAAATCAATATCGTCTTGCTTATTTAGAGTGGCAACCATCTCTGATTCCATCCACTCATAACCCTTAGCACCAGTAACACTAGCAAATCTATCTGGAACCTTAGACTTCATCTTTTCTTCATCAGTCAGTTTATTCCATTTATCCATTGCCACCAAATATTGATCCCCTTTATCTCGAACTAGTTCTCCCCCACCAGTACCTTTCTTCATAGGACATAGTAGTCCAACCTTTCCGATAAACTGCATAACCTTGTTGTTTGGATTACTAGGGTTTGGCATAGCCAAATACATATCCGTTCTAACTGCCTTTATCTCGCATAGGTCATCAAACTCGATAGGTTCTTTGCTAAACAACGTCTTGTAAACGTATGGAACTTGGAACTGAAGTCCAGTAGCATGCCAGTCGTTATCATAATCCTGTGCAATATAAACCGCTTTATTAACTAAACAAATCTTCTTAAACTCGTCTTCGATTTCAAACGTATACCCATACTTCTTACCATAATCACCAATAAAGTTAGCAATATAATCATCTGGGTTTAACACCTTAATAGAGTCGGTCTTAATGTGAATAACCTTATAACCTTTGGCTTCAACTTCTTCTTTAAGATTAATCATAAATAATGCACCGCGCTTAGCAACAATATTATCAACATTTCTAAAGTCTCTAAATGGGTTGTCAAAATGAGCTGATGTTAAACCATATATAGAGTTAATAGCAGTCTTTAATGCAGTTGCCACACCTTTGGCTGACGCATCATCAGTAATATATGGTAATAGCTTTCCATCAAATAATGACTTAAGCTTATCATATTCTTTATGCTTAATATGAATACGTGCGTTAACCAAATCCTCAAGAACCTTTGTATACTTCTCTCCAAATATCTTAAGAGCAATCATACTATGTGGATGCATTGACGCTACGTCAAATACTTTACATGGCCCATACATTCCTGGGTCAGCCCAAACAAATCCACCTTCTCCAACTTCATATCCCTTATAGGTACTAACCCCATTCTTGAATTCATATCCAGGAAAGAAGTCGCTAAGATCTGTATATAAGAAATCTTTCTGTGCTGTCTTATCATCACCAAATATCAACTTTGCAGTAAGTGTATTGGTCGAATCATTTAAAGTACCACCAGAAATTGCTGCTAGCATCTCTCTAGCTGAAAAGTCAGTATGTTCTAGATAGTCAAATACCGCTTCAGTGGCCATTACATCATTTCCACAATACTCGGCAGCCTTCTCCCATTTCTCTCTAGGTAATGGTTGGTCCCAAGGGAATCCTAATTCTTGGTGATGAATCTTCAACTTAACTTCCCACTTCTTAAGGCTCATCTTATTGGTTGCAGACGCAAAGTCATAAATATCTGTGTATGATATGTTATATGCTTTTGAAAACAACCCTCCTGGTTTATTGTTAATAATCTTATCAGATACCTCATATACTTCTTCTGGACTATACCCGAGCATGATTGCATATAGGATATGGTTATCGTATCTACGATTATTAAACCCGACTAGTTTACCAGTACATAAAGACTGAACAAACTCTGGTTCTGGATTGAATACCTTAACAATTTGTCTATCAGGTCCTCTATACTTGTAACATAGAATATTGACATTCTTAAATACCTCTAGGTCAAAGAATATAATTGGTGAATTCTTTTCAGACTCTGGATATTCCAAAGGCTTATCCTCGATAATATCATCCGATGTGAACTTCATCTTATTAACTTTGCGAATACAAGCAGTAGCCTGATGGGTTGACTCAGCAGCGAATGCTAATACGGCATTCTTCATATTACTAACATCATAATGTAATCGGTCATTATCAGCCATTTCCAATACATGCCCAATAAAGTCAATGCTAGGTGCTGTATTTGGGAACACCTCACGATTCAATCCTTTCTTAATCAAGGACCGAAGATGCTTTTCATTTTCAATCCCTTTAAAATTAATCACTTTATCATCTCCTTTCAATGGTAATCCGGAGTTGATAGTTGCAATAATAATATCATTACAAATACTTAACTGTCTTCTTAATGCCGAATTACCTGTATATACTTTCACTTCAATTTCATCATCATATACTCTTGACAATTTAGAAACATCACCATCGTAGATATAGTGTAAATGAATACCAGCGCCAGACTTACTTACCTCAGCGTATGTCTTAGGGAACTTCGAAGCTGCAATAAGATTCGCTTTAAAATCCTTTTCACCCTTCTCATTCTTAATATCGAAGTCAATCACAATATGGTTCTCGGGAATCTTAACATAATGAAGCTTATGAGTATCTATTTGAGATAACACCATAGTATTATTTTCCCACTTACGTTTAGGAAAACCTTCTTCATTTGCTAATTGTGCTGGGTATGACTTAGCAACTAAGTCAAATATTGACGGCTGTTCTTTCATATCGATCCATGTGATTAGCTCGTTACTCTTAACCGACTCTTGCGCCACTTCAACCTTCTCACCAGCTTTCTCAATAACATCCGCTATTGGTACTATACCAAGTTTTGCATAATTCAATTCACTAAACCAATTCTTATAAATCTCACCATCAATTTTAATCTGTTCAGTAAACTTCTTAAAATATGTTCTAAGCTCATCTCGGAACTTATACTTTGGAACAGTTGTCTTATAATTGAACTCTTCAGTATAATCCTTATATACTTCATAAGCTCTCTTAAGTGTTACTCCATCTTTAAATTGTTCCCAGTTATCATATACAAAGTTATAGAAAGGATTGGTTCTAGCCAACATATCAAACGGCTTATAATCATCATAGAAATGTTTACCTCTAGAATTATAAACATCTAAACAATGTTTGGCAATTGCTCCTAATTCAAAATCAATCTTACCATACATATCCAAATATTCGCCAATACTCCAACGTTCATTCGTTGGTTGAATAATGATGAGACGTCTCATCAAACCACTTCTATTATCTGTAATCTGTATTGGGTGATTGGTCCCCATAAATAACATACAGTTTGCCTTAGCAACATATGGTGATTTGAACTTCGCATTAACTCTCATTTCTTCATGTGAAATAATACTATTTAATTTTGAATTGTCTTCAATTCTAGATAAATCGCCATCTTCTTGAATAGCCAGTAATGGATCATTCTCAAAGAAGTCCATTGCAAACGAATCTCCAGAACCGCCAAGTGACTTAGCATCAAATACTGAGTAGTATCCGTCAAATAACTTTTTGATAATATCAAGCACAGTTGATTTACCAGAACCAGGATCTCCGTAGAATACAAAGAACTTCTGAATTGATTTGCTATCACCGGCAATTATTGATCCGATAGCCCATTCAAACTTAG